ACCGCCGGATCTGGTGAGCAGGCTGGCATCTACTGCGTCGATATCCTACGACGTCGACTTCCTCGCTTGGAGCCACAACTTGATCAGAGACGGGCATTGCCCGATCATCTCGACTATCCCCATGCCAGCGATGATGAAGATCTTCGAATGGCGCGAGGTGCCGGAATTCTCCTACTACGACGGTTGGTCTGTCAAGCTTAAGCTTGATCCAGCGCTGGAACCAACACTGCATGCGACCATTTATTACCCCGGTTCGACGCCGATCTACCGGGCAACGGTCTGCGGAGGAGAAGTGATCCTTGAAGGTGTCGGCGATATAAAGGGGATCAATAGCTTGGATTCAGGTTTCGTGGAGGTGTTAAAGAGCCTTGGGCTTGAACAACGCCACATCGTAGACTGGGGGGTTGTCAAATCTAACCGCTACCAGAAGATCGCAGACCTATCCCCCCGCGACCGAGACATCGCCAAGCGGTTCATCATCTGGTTGACCCAGAAGCATGGCATCTACAGCCTTGGCCGTTATGCGACTTGGCGGCCCAAGCTCCTGCTCGATGACCTTCCGCAAGACGTACGCATCATCAAGGCCTTGATCGATGGCGGCGGCAGTTACTCTATTAACCTCAAGATGCAAACTCAATCCTAGGAGACGGACAAATGACGCGCAAACACATCGAGATCGTGGCCGCAACTGAGCGCGACCCGGTCAAGGCTGCAGCCCTGTTGATCTTCACCAAGCACACACGGTTGGCCATGGACGGTCAAGGCTTGGGCGACATCATCAACCGGTGCACGACGGAACCGGACTGGATGCACAAGGAACTGGACTACATGTCAAAGACGATACGTTCGAGTTGGGAGTTCTTGGATGTGACTTTCAGCGTCCGTGATGTCAGCCGTGCCTTCGCGCAGCAGATGACCCGGACCCGCTTCACGCCGATCGATGGCGACCTGTTCGGTTCCTACGCTATGCAGTCGCAACGCGTGACCGACATGAGCAAGATGGGCTGGACGAATCCCATCTACGTCGAAGGGGATACGGATGAAGCTAACATCGATCTCGAAGAGCGGTTCAATTCTGCTGCAAAGGCTGCAGTCGGACGATACGTCGAACTGGTTGAATCCGGTGCTAAGCTCGAAGACGCTCGCGGCCTGTTGCCCATAAACCTGCACTGCAACCTGATTGCCAAGTACAATCTGCGGATGCTGGTCGATCTGGTTCAGGCACGCACGAGCTACCGGGCTCAAGGCGAGTTCAATCTCGTTGCGCAAGAGATGCGCGAAGCCCTGATCGAGATGTGGCCTTGGGTGCACCTCTTCCTTCGCCCCAAGAACGAGATGGCGGCGGCGGCGATGTCAGACCTAAAGGCGGCGCTGCGCAAGCACCTCGACGAAGAGAAGCTTGGCCGCGATGCCATCCACGACATCATGATCCACCTCGCCAAGCTCGACGACTTGATTCAGGGAGGAAAGGTGTGACCGAAAAACTTAACTTTCAAGAGAAAGTTGCTGAATGGATCGCTGCGGCATTCGGTGCAGAATCTAAGTATAACGTCGCAGAGCGTAGCCACAGGTTCCTCGAAGAGGCACTTGAGCTATACCAGTCTGTTGGTTGCACCAAGGAAGATGCTACCAAGCTTATCGAATACGTATACGACCGCCCTGCAGGAGAAGTCAAGCAAGAGATTGGTGCCGTAGCCCTAACACTCTTCTCTCTCGGGGACAGCACGGGAGCAGATGTCGAGGCCTGCGCCGTATCTGAGTTGGTGCGCGTTTGGGCAAAGATCGACCAGATCCGAGCGAAGAATTCAGCGAAGCCTCTGCAATCTCCGTTGCCGGGTCGGACCGAGTCCTGCGTCACTTGCCAGAAGTCTAAGCAAAGAGCTACGGATCGCAAGGGTAGACTTTCTTCCGAATTCTTGAGCTGCTCAATAGGTTCCATTTCTCTCGGGAGCCATATCCGGAATAAAGATGATTGGTGCGATCGATGGGAGGAAAAGCGATGCTGATCATCTGCGATATCGACGGAACCGTCTCTGACTGTCGCCATCGTCAGCACCTCGCTGCAGGGCGAGACTGGGACGCTTTCCATGCTCTAGCTCAGGACGATCCGCCTATCGGCGCGGTTGTTTGGTTCTTGAAGGAGATGCGAAGAAACGGCAACACGACAATCTTCCTTACTGGTCGGCCAGATAGTATGCGAACCTTGACGCTTAATTGGTTTGCGCTATCGTGCGAACTTTATCTGCATGAAGATTACGCCGAACTTCTCATGCGCCCCAAGGACGATTTCCGGCCGGATCATGTCATCAAACCGGAGTTGCTGGCAAAGTCTCTTGAAGATGGAGCATTCAGTAAATATGTCAGTGACAGGCACGGAGAAACGTTCGATGTCATGAATCCACAAGGTTGGCTGGCATCGAACGTGCTTCTGCTCGACGATCGAGATAGAGTAGTCGAGATGTGGCGCAACCTCGGTTACGACTGCTGGCAAACTTCTATGGGAGCATTCTGAATGTACAACATCATCGCTATCACTGGCGCGAACAGCGGCCTTGGGCTTGAGCTCGTCAAGGCTCTGTCACCTGACGTTCACAACTACATCATTCACATCAACGGCAAAGAACACGGGGGGTTTGATTTCACGAAGCGCGAAGAAGTCTTTGCCGCAGTAAGACACGTAAAAAACATAACGAAAGTGATCTGTTACGAGAATGGAATTCCGACCAACGAAACCTACCGCATTCTCATCAACTGCGCGGGCGTCAACTACATTGAATGGTTCGATCAAGCATTGTGGAACGAATACGACCGCCTGAACGCGATCAACTTCGTTGCGCCGATCATGCTTACGCAGGATTTGCTTGGTGTGAAGCCCCCCGCGCTGTTGGGAGATGAAGAGAACTGGTTCCAAGGCTCTGGCGCGGTGGTCAACATCATCTCAAACGCTTCGCACATGGCGATGACCAATTCGGTATTCTACAACTCGACGAAAGGTGCTCTCCACATTGCGACCCTCGCCATGGCACGCGAGCTTCGCAAGACGCATGGTTTGTGCGTCTTCGGCGTCAGCCCGAACAAACTGCGGTCTACTGGCATGTCGGACTACATCGAGGGTCGGGTGCCCAGCTTGCGCGGCTGGACGCCGGAGCAGGCTGCATCCTACCAACTCGCTGCGTTGCCAGCGGGTGAGGAGACTGACCCGAAGGAGCTTGCTGAGTTCCTCGGTTACCTCTTGGCGACGCCTCAGCGCCACAAGTATCTGACTAACACTGTAATCCCATACGGAGCCTGAACCATGTACCCTGAACTCATGACCAAGACCCAAACCCTTTCTCCGCTGATGGGGCTACTGAAGATCGACCAGTTGGCCTTCTTGGCCCGGTCAGACGAGGACGAAGCTGCGATCAAGAAGCAGTTGCGCTTGACGAACGCCAACTGGGTTGAGGACCGCGTCGTCGCTGAGGGCTACGTTCGCGGAGCGCGCAAGGTCGGAGAGCCGCGCGGCGAACCGTCGCGCAACACTGCCAAGCTGCTTTTCAACTACGACATGGGGATCGAGGTGGAGATCTTGCGCTACACCGAAGGACACAACTATGCGGACGAGGCTGGCATCAAGAACTGCACGCTCTGTCACATCGGTGCCCACGTCAACAAGGGAAGTTCGATCAGCGACTTGCCTTCCGGCATGATTGATTTCGTCTTCGCTTCACCGATCATCCAGCAAGTCGAGACGCGGACTCACACCAACGAGTTCTTGATGACCACGGGGCGGCGGTATCGGTACACCATCTACGATACCGTTCCGCTACTCGGCGTCTTCATGAAAGTTATCGAGAGGATCGAAGCATGAATAAGGAAAAGGATTGGGGCGAAGGTCTGGGCATGAACATTCCAGATTACCCAAAGATCGTCGGCGAAGGCGTAGCATCAATCATCCAGTACGATGAAAACGTTTTCGTCTGGCTTGATGAGACGGAGAATGTCGGTGGCGTCTCTTCAACGCTTCAACAAGCAGAGAAGAATCTCAAAGCCTACGCGGATGCAATGGCCCCAATGAATCCCCGGCCACACGACCTTCCGTACGTGGCAAACCTGTTGAATGAGTCTGCGGCATTGTTCCGTGAGCGCAACAGCGTCTACAAAGACAACTTCCGCATGGTTGGTCGAATCATGACTGCGATGTTCGGAGACAACCCCCCGGAGTTGAAGACGGAGGCTGATTATAACCGTTGGCATCTGTTCGAGCTCTTCATCGTGAAGCTGTCGCGCTATTCGATCAACTACAACGCCGGGGGGCATGCGGACAGCCTCGACGACATGATCGTCTACCTCGCAATGGTCGCAGCCCTGGACGCCGAAAATGGCCACAGGCGCTGAGCAGCCTTCTGGAGAGCGTCTCGATCCGGACGCTCTCCGCCTCCAACAAGAGGATGGCTTCCTTGACCATTTTCTTGAGGAAGACGCAAGACCGCAGGACGTTAATCTGCGGTTGAGATTGATGGCCAATCTCGGCGTTGACAGGAAGATCAGGATCTTGTCTTGTATATTTGCTAAATGCGATAAAGATGAAAATGATTGCATTGTATGGAGAGGGCCAGACTCAGGAAACGGTCGCGGCGGCGGATATGGAAGATTTAGCTTTCAAGGAATAACTTCATCTGTTCATCGAACAGTATATGCGATATGTTATGGGCCAATCCCTGGAAAGAAGCAGATAGACCATACTTGCAATAACAGGCGTTGCTGCAACCCTAAGCATCTCGTCCAGGTCACCCACAAGAAGAATCAAAAACTAAGAGACAGCAGGAAAATTAAATGATTATTTTCGACACAGAGACGACAGGCTTCATCAACAGTGTCGAAGCACCGTTGGCGACGCAGCCGAAAATCATTGAGATCTTTGCGATAAAGGTTTGCGACCTGACACTTGAGGAGACCGATAGCATCAGCCTGCTGATCGACCCCAAGGAACCGATCTCTGCGGAGATCACAACCATCACGACGATCAACGACGCCATGGTCAAGGGGCAGGGAGACTTCGCCAAGCACATCTCTGCGGTATCAGACTTCTGGCTTGGTGAACAAGCCGTTTGCGGACACAACGTTACGTTCGATTGTGACATGCTTGAGGTCGAGCTTCGTAGGCTTGGGCGAGTCAACAAGTTCCCATGGACCCCCCGCAGGCTTTGCACGGTTGAGCTCTCTGAGCATTACTTGGGTCGCAGGCTGAAGCTGATCGATCTGCACACCCACTTGTTCGGCGTTGGCTTTGAGAAGGCTCACCGGGCGGAACCTGACGTACGGGCCACGCATCGCTGCTTGGTCGAGATGTCCAAGCGGGGAGACTTGCCAACATTCTGAAGAATAACGCGTGCTTATGCGCGCCATAGGCCCCAAGGTCGAAAATAACAAGGAGACGAGCCTTGAGAATAAGGTCTGGATATTCGTTCCGGGCGGCATACGGTTTCTTACCTGATGTCATGGCCAGGATTGAGACGCCCTTCGCCCCACTGACTGATAGAGGGTCAGCTTACGGATTCAACCGTTGGAGAAAACTCTGTGAGAAAGCAAGCAAGAAGCCGATCTACGGCGTTGAGCTTGCAGTGACTGACTCTCCTAATGCTAAGGTGATGAACCTCAGCTACGTTACGCTTATCGCGACAACGAGTTTGGCCCCGATCAACCGCGCGCTTGAGCTTGCGTTCAGCAAGTTTCGCTACGAGCCATTGTTGACCTACTCAGACCTCAATGCGATAGACAATAGTGTTAAGGTTATTCTTGGCCGCAGGATCGACAAGGAACTTCTTGCGCCGGACCGCGACTGGTACTACGCCAAAGGTCCATCTACGATTCCATCAATGGATCGCGCAGCCTCAGAGCTCGGTTGGAAGCCTATCGCCTCCAGCGACAATTTCTATCCTGCGCCAGAGGACCGTCACGCGTTCCAAATCCTTCTTGGTCGCCAGTCCGGCACTCAGACTTGGGATCAGCATCTACTGTCAGAGAGCCAGCTTGCTGAATACGCCGGACCTGAAGCCTTTGCGAACCGTGACGCTCTTGCTGCGATGTGCACGGCGGATATGCTCAGGCCAAAGCTCGTGGACCCGAACACTGACATGGACCTTGAGACTTGGTGCGCAGAAGGTGCCAAGGAGCTTGGCATCTCGCTGGGCGAGCCGCGCTACCGGGCAAGGCTTGAGCGCGAGCTTGGGGTTATTCACCAACTAGACTTTGATGACTACTTCTTGATCATCGCTGACTTAGTGCGCTACGCTAAAAGCGTAATGTTCGTTGGCCCGGCACGCGGTTCATCTTGCGGATCTCTTGTGTGCTACCTCATGGGCATAACTAGCGTAGACCCGATCGTTCATGACCTTCTGTTCGAGAGGTTTCTTGACCCAGGACGATCTGACTTGCCAGACATCGACATCGACTTCAGTGACCAGAACCGTCACATGGTGTTCACTTACCTCTCCGAGAAATATGGGCGAGATCACGTCGCTCGGCTTGGCACTGTTTCATTTATGCGAGAGCGTGCTCTTGCGACCGAGGTCTCTGCTGCCCTGAAGATCCCCAAGTTCAAGTTTGAATCAGTCATCAGCAACATCGAGAAGAATGAGGGCAACACTAGCCTTGATATGGCTCTGAGGAACACGCAGGACGGTGCAAAGCTGATGCGTGATCATCCTGAGCTAGAGGTGATCGTCCGGCTTGAGGGGCATCCCCGTCACCATTCAACCCATGCAGCCGGGGTCGTGGTAACCGATAGACCAGTGAGTGATTACGTTGCGGTTGACTCGCGCAACAACA